CCATTAAATATATCCTCTCTCTGGTGTAGCAAAGAAACTGGAACGTGGTCTATCTTCTTCCGAAGCACGTTGCCATTCTTCTTCATATAATTGTTTTAGTAAAGGTGTTCTCTCTGGTGCTTTTTTAACTGACACATAGTAAGCTAAACCAGAAGTTAAGCATGGTATAAATCTTGTAGGAACTTCTATTTGATCATTATAATCACCAGCGTCCTGTATTTTTGTCAGACCATAGTATTTGAAAGTATGTGCACCATCTGGTGTAGGATACAAATACAATGTAGGAGTTGAAGCTCCTCTCTCTAAAAAGTATTGTACAGGTGTTCCTGTTTGAGACTTTTGTGAGATATTCAAATACTCTGCTCTACTAATTCTATCAACCTCAATATCAGTTGTTGTATCACTAGATAAAAATATAACAGCTTCTAAAATATCAATAAGATCACTATCAAGTGTATAACTTGTTGTGCTTCCTGTTAATGTTTTAGTTCTAAGTTCAACGGTCCAAAGATTAATACCTCTGTTAGCCCATTCAGCTAACATGATATTTAAAGAACGTCTTGCGCTTTTTAAATCGTAACCAGATCTAGAATTAATTCCACATCTTTCAAATGCTTCTTCAATAATCTGATCAACATCTAAATCAAAAGTGTTAGTACCTGACGTTGCCATTCTTCACCTTTTGTTTTTTCTTTTTCTTTTTTTTAAGAAACTTCTTTTTTTGACCGGGTTTAGATATCTGTTGCGGCATCGAAGACCTTCGTATCATTTTTAATTATAGTATGCTACAACAAAATCACAGTTAGTCACATCAACAAAAGCTGCTGTTTCAAATCTAACGCCATTTCCCTCAAAACTCATTACTAGAGGTTCATTAGCTGCTGTACCCCATTTTAAATGAATTTTAATATCGCCAGATGCCGCAGTGTTGTCGTAAATTTTTACTTCACCATCTGCTGCACTTGATTGACATTGTATTGAATGAATTCTTAGTGGACCAAGATTAGTAGCACTGCCACCAATAAACCCTTGTAATCTACCATCAGATGTTAATGCAACACTCGCTTTTACGTCACTCATATTATCTCCTAATTAACAGTGTGGGGCCGAAGCCCCACGATATTGTTTTACTGATCAGCAAATGCTGGTGCAGTTGTTGATGTTACACTACCAAAAATTTGATAGTTTGTTGAGTCTTTACCAATAATAGTTATGTCAAATGCTTGTGGTACATTTATCTGAATACTACTATTAGAGTTACCATCAGAGAAAACTGAACTGATTGCATTGTCAGAATCATGAAAAGAAACTCCACCAATGTAAAAGTTTGTGTTGCCCGGAGTAACGATGATTGCATCAGTAGCATCAGCCGCTCCACCTGCATAAACAAATCTAAATACAGATCCAGCTATTGGTGCTGGTAGTGTGTATGTGTTATCTTGAGTTCCATCTGGAACAAGTAAAACTCTTCCACTGTGCGTTGCGTTTGTAAGAGTTACATCTCCATCAGAAAGACTTACTGGTCCATCTCCAAGAGTTGTTACTTCAGTAATAGCACCAGTAGTAGCGTTTTTACTAACAGTTTTAAGTGTGCTTTCAGATCTAATAGGACCCGAAAAAGTTGAATTAGCCATTTTTACCTCGTAAGTAAAGTTATACCGTCTCTACGAGCGTCTGCTAGGGCAGTCAGTATAACTAGTTAACCTAGTTGTCATGTGGGGGCATGTAGCCCCCACAAGTTAAGAGTAATTATGCTCCCGGAGAACCGAAGATACCTCTAAAGTCAGAGAACCCGAATGAGTATCTCTCTCTAGATTTGTATCTAACGTTTCCAGTTTCAAAATCGCCTTCCATCTTAGTGGTAATTGGCGCTCTTTGGAAGTGTTTTAATCCGTTAGGTGCATCAGTTTTGATAAAGAATGCGTCAGTGTCAGTTAAGAAGTTATTAACTACATAACCTTCTGGAATCATTCCCATGCTACCTACAGCGTTGATATCGTTATCAGAAGTACCAACTCTTTGACCAGATTTCATCAGTCTTTCAGCAGTGAACTGAAGGTTTACTGGAATAATTAATTTTCTGCCGTTAAGAGCGATTTTTAATCCTCTATCGTCAGTTAATCCAGCAATGTCAATCAGTGCTTGCTCTAAAGATGTTTCATTTAGGTCAGCAGCAGTTGATAACTCGTTTTTGATGTTTCCGCCAGTTGTTGGATGCGCGTCAGAACATAGTTCTACACCGTCTCCACCAGTGAAAGATGAATCAAACGCATTGTTTAATACGTTAGCTGCTTTCACTTGTTTAGCGTTTGCCATTGAACGAGCTAATGCTTTTGTGTAACGAGAACTGATTGTGTCGTAAAGGTTGTCCTCTACTGCTTCTTCAGTAATCGCAAAAGCAAGAGCTATAGTTTCGTGAGTGTATCTCGCAGTGAAAGACTCAGTAGCATTGTCGTAATTTACGCCAGTGCCTTCTGGTTTTACTTGCGCTGTACCGAAACCGGATAGCATTACTTCTTCTTCGAAAGCACGATCAGAAGTTTCTGTATCGAAAATCTCTTCGTGCTGGTTTTCGTATCTGGCATATTCCAAACCGAACAAAGCGTTTAGGCCCGGTTCAAGCTCTTTTACCAGTTGTGATCTAGAAATTGGCATTAAACCCTCCTATTATATCGCAGTAGTTAGTAACCAAGTATGCTCACCAACGTTAGGTACTACATACGCGTTAACGTTTGCAGAACTAGTATCGCTGTTGTCTGGATCCTTGGAGATACCAACTTGTTTGAATTGTCCAGAAGTTGTGCTGGTAGAAGTGTCTAACTCTTGTGTAGATCTACCGGACTTAGTGCTTCCACCAGTTCCTACTAAATCAAATCCACTAAAGTTCATAGCTGCTGTGCCAGTACCATCATGTTGGACTTCGAAGACGATTCTTGGATCGTCGTATATGTAAGCCACTATATCAGCAGCAGCAATGCTGCCCGGATAATAGTTACTAAAAGTTGGCTTACCTGTAGTCGGGTCTGTATAGAAACATCCACCGAAAATACCTAAAACTACTTCGCCAGCAGCGCATGACTCAATGCCACCTGCTGCAACAGCTTTTACTGCTTGACCATGATAGATCGCAGTACCATAGTTGTTAGCTATCGCGTACTCGTTTGTTCTAATTAGACCGCCTGTAAGATGCCTAACGGGTCTGAACCCGAAAGCTGCGTCTTTATTTGCCATCGTTATGTCCTTTTTTAAAGGGTTAAAATTTTAATTCGATGGACAAAGAGCTAAAAAATTAGTTCTTCTTGTTACCACCGAAGGTTACACGAGATTGCCTGTCTGGTTTAGAGACTGGCATACTGGGATGTTGCTCCTTTAGTAAATCATTTGCGACGGCTTCTTCTTTATCCAGCACTTGCTGTTTAAAGTAGTCCTCTCGCTCCTTAACGATTTCTACCGGAATCTTCGCCAGTAATAAACCACCAACGCCTATAACACCTTGGTATTTCCCTTCCTGTATTGTCGGATACTGACTATCGGCATCTGCTCTTACGAGTTCGAAGCCTTCTCTTAATCGAGCATTCAAATTTTTATTATCTGATTGCCCTAAAGTTTCAGCGCGTATCCACCTATATTTGTACCCATCGGGTGCAGGAGGTGCGTCTAGGGATGACGGGGGTGCCCATGGTTTCCTACGAGTCGTTTTCTCGCGGGATTGAGCAGCGCGTGGAGTTTTATTTTCGTCTATTTTATTCATATGCCTACTCCTTCACGTATTTCGCATATTCTTCAAGTGGCACACCTAATTTTTTAGCAATTGCTACTTGTGATGGTGTGAGCCTCACTGTTTTGCGTCCAGTTCTTGTGGTCCTTGTAGCAGAGGCAACTGTTTGGACGGGTTGTTTGCCCCCTTGGACTTCTCCCCCATCGTTAAACTTCTGGGGAAACTCTTCACGAAGCCTTTTGTCAATCTCTTCGTAGTATTCATCAGAAGATGGATTGTATCCTTCTTCTTCCACAAGTTTTTTGTGGATACCAAACGAAGCGTATGTCATGGCTTCATCTTTACCAAACCACTCGTTTTTTTCAGCCCAAGCTTCTGCTTTAGGGTCTGGTTTTGGTGGCGGTTGTTGTATATTACTTTGTACAGGTTGTTGTATTGTCTGTCCAGCATTTTCTTGCGATTTTTCGTATAATTTTCTCTGCTCTTCCGTAGCTTTTATACGTTCCTCTTCAATAGCTAGTCTTGCTAATTCTTGATTTGCTTTTACTTGCGCCTCAACATCATTAGTTTTTACCGCTAATTTAAGGTTATTTTTAGCTGCTTCTAATTCAGATTTTACACGACTAGAAAACTCGTTTACATAACCATCATCTAGTTTTGTAAACTTTGTTTGTAGTTCATCGCGTTCTTTTTTTATTTGTTCAGCAAAGCTAAGAGCTTCTTTTTCTCTTCTCTCTGCTTCACGAATTTT